ATGTATATCTATCAAGTACTTTTCTAGATACGTAAGATTTTAATCTATTATTACCATGAATTTCAGGATCTATAAGTGTAGATCTTCTTCCCCCAGTTTCATCAAATTTTAAAGGTTTAAACTCTTGTTTAATAACATCGTTATAAGTTAAATTATAAACGTTTTGTATTCTAGGATTAAAAGCTTTATTCTTTTTTGCATCTTCATCTATTAAATCTATAAGTTTACTTTCATCTAAATCAACTTCAACTGGTTCCAAATATTCTTCTACTGGAGTTTTCTTTCTTCCAAACATTCCAGATACACTGGCCATTCTTAATGAGTCTTCTGGAACACTGAAAGCTGATGCACCAAGACTTGTCATAGTTGCTATATCTGCAACATCACCCATAGTAACATCAACTGCAGATTTTTTACCTGTTAGTAAGTCTTTAGGTATGCTAACAGTTTCTTTAACTCCCTCTGCAACTGCTTTAGCTGCACCTAATGTTTGTTCTTTAGTTGGTAGTTTAGGATCTTTTAAGTATTCTTGAGCAGCTGGTATAAAATCTTCTACTATTTTAGCTCTAAGATTTCGTTGATCTGGATTTAATCTTACTGTGTATGTATCGCCAAGTTTAGTTTTAAATACAGGATTGCCAATATCATCTTCGCCTACTTGAACATCTTTAATACTAGCACCCATAGGTCTATCAAAGAATGGTACAGTTTCTAAAGGATGTCTTTTCTTTTCAACTACAGGTCTGTCTTTACGTCTTCTTCGACCTTCAGCATCAAGTAAGTTATCCATCTGCTCGGCAGTATTCTCAGCCATCGTTGTTTACTCTGTCCCTAAGCATAGCTAAAGATTTTAATGCACGAATTTCTCCTTGAAGTCTATATATCTCTTCAAGTTCTGTTCGTTGTTCTAATTGTCGGTAAGCAAATGCAATACGGATATTAAACTCATCGAGCATTGCATCCCATTGAGGTTTATTATTAACTACTAATTTTAAGCTCATGCAGCACCCTGTTGTCCAGTATTAGCTGAGAAGCCCTGTTCTCCTGGCTGAGGTGCTGTACCTATACCTATGTTACCTCCCCCACCTCCAGTGGTATCCCCTACTTGTGGAGCTGCTCCTTGCCCCTGTGGAGCTATTGGCTGTCCATCAGGTCCAACTTGAGGTTGTTGCTGTGGTTCTGGTGGATTTGCTTCTTGAAACTTCTTCAGTATCTCTGCTTGTACTGCAGCATCAGACATAGAGTTTACCAACTTGTCTGGGTCAAGATCCATGGCCTTGGCAATCTCACGAATAATATAATCCATCTTAGCAAACGGTGCTAGTACTGGATTCTGTACAACTTGTAAGAACTGCATTAGTCTTTGACTACGTACTTCATTAGCCATTAAGCTTTCAGTACCACGAGCTTTTACATCTAAGTCACCTTTAATTTCCTCATCAAAGTCAAACTGCATATTAAAGTGGTAGAATGCTTTTGCTATTGGGCCTAGTAGATAATCATCCACATTTTTGATAACATTACGTATGCTGCCGTTAGCAGCAGACATAAGCATACTGATTCCAGAAGCAGTACGCCCCACTCCTTGAACTCCTGTTTGACCATGAGCAAAAGATGGGAAACCTGTCGATTCATCTGCTAGTACCCTCGCTTTATCAAACATCTGCATGTTTTCACTTGATACGTTTGGAAACTTAGTTCCAAAGATTGCTTGACCCGGAGCACCGCCCTGTCTGCGGAAAACTTTGCCGGGGTATACCGACAAGTCTTGACCGGGAACCAAGTTTGTCTCATCAACCTCGATGAGCATGTTACCCGACAGTGCAGCGTTATCAACTGCCATACGCATAAAACCATTCATAAGTGTCTGTGTATCGTCCATGTTTTCTGCTAGACCAACGCCAAACATATTGTATGGATTTACCTCATATGGAACTGCATAGTAAGGTATAATAGATGGGGTGAACGGATTCATGACAAGTCTGAGAACTTGACCATTACATACCCAAATGTTTACGGAGACTTGCTCCATATCTTTTAGATCATCTGGAATGTCTACATCATGTCCTTCTAAGACATCAGTATCAACGTTCCCCCAGAACTCAAGAACTTCAAACCTTTCGGTTCTAGTTTCCTGAGCATCATCTTCCATGACTTGCTCCCACCACTCCTTGGTATAAGACTCACCCATAGATATTGCAGTGTCGATGGCATTCACACGGAAGAAAGGACGATTCTTTAGAGAACGCATTTGTGATCGAGACATCTTGTGTCTTTCTACTACGTACTCGGCCTCGTCCATGTTAGCTGCATCTGGATCTGGATAGAAGTTCCAGATAGATACAGAAGAAGTTTGTGGTACTGTTTTAAATGTAGGTGAATACTCACCTTCTTCATTCCAATTAGGATATTCTTTGTCTACAGCAAACGGACCTTTCATAATTCCAGTGCCAAACAAAGATGTTTCAAAAGCAGCTACACGTAACTGTTTGTTTGCACCAGACTCTTCTAGCTGATCATGGATTTTCTTTTCCATCTTTTTAGCTGAGACCATTGCTGGATGTATTGTAATTTCTGTAGGTGTTTTACCCTCACCCTCTTCTAGTTTATCTACGACTGGTGTTAGTTTTTTCTCCATACTAGCTAAACGTTCACGTAGATCTACGATAGTTTCACCGGGTCTAAGTTTAGTTTCTTCTGGGCCAAACTGTTGTTTAGCTTCGCTCATTTTATCATTAGACTCGAAGTGTACAGATTCTGCTGCACCTTCTGGTAAAGTTGTTGGGTCAATAGATATAGGAAACTTGTTGTTTCCGAATAGTACATCTACAATTTGACCGTAAGCTGCAAGTACTTTTGTTTTTGTAACTTTAACAAATACTTGAGATTTTTCCGTAGAAGTAAATTGTACATCAGGTCCGTACAATCCACGATAGTTTCTGTAAGCTTTTACCCAACGCTGTTCTTCTGTCTCACGAGCTGTAGAAGCTTTACTATAACGATCCTTAACTAAACCAACAATGTTTCCTGTTAATGGATCTGAATATGTTTCCTTTTCCATATCTTCAACAGCTTGACTTTCTACTGAGTCCATTGCCATTTCATTTTCAAAGATTTCGTCTTCTTCCATATTCTTTCCTTAATATCCGAAAGTAGTATCGCTTACTTGAAATCCCGTATTTGAAACAGGTGTATAGTCAAACAAACTACTTTTTGGTCTTGTCATGACACCGTATCTTAAAGCATCATAAAGGTGATCTTCTGCTTTTGTATCTACATCCTCTGGATTATTTTTGTCTAGAGGTATAGCTGGTAATTGAGAAATTAAATTTTTACAACTATCGAAGATTACCATTCTAGGCTCTTCAGTAAATTCATCTACCTGTAATCTTCTATGTAATTCGTTTTTACCTGCCACACGAGAACCTTTTGATCTATCTGCTGGTCTCCATCTACAACCACGAACAATCATCTGTTCTGCTAGACTTGGGCCAGTGTCTCCACGTTTGTGCCACAGTGAAGAGTCGAGAACACCATAACGTATTTTTTCTTCTGACTCTGTTTCTAAAATCATATCAGCTAGATCTGTTGCAAGAACTTTACTGACATACATTTCACGATATACAATTAACTGCTCGTCAGGTGCAACTGCTATCCATACAACTCCAGTATAAGAACCATAACCATAGTCACACGCTCTAAACTTAGGCCAGTTGTTTGGAATATCAAAAGGTTCTACAACATGAATCTTTCGATTAAACTCTGGAAATGCTGCACCTTCATTTATATCCCAGTCACCTTCTAACAACTGTCTGCGTTGGTGTTCTGGTAACGACAGAAGATTAGCTTCGTACATTCCATCATCTGCAAGATAGGGATTATCAAATAAGTTAGCAGGTATAAACCTACGTTTAAATAACGGTTCACCTTCTTTAGTATGACCTTTAGGCCAGCAGATAACTTCACCGGTGTCTGTGTCTGTAGCCCAGAAAGATTTATTAGGTGTTTCTGGATCTATAAAAGATTTCTTAACCCATTGATGGCCGGGACCACCGGGGTTACTAGTAGCTCTCATATATAAAGGTAGCCCACTAGCTTTGGTTGTACGAAGACGTGACCTCATATAATTCCAAGGATAGGGTGTAGGCCATTGCGTTAATTCGTCAAAACCAATCCAGTTAAATGCTTGCCCTTGATATCTCATAACGTCATCGTCACGGTCAAGGTAAGACATCCAGAGTGTAGCTCCACTAGGGGCTACCCAAGTCTTATCTCGTTCCATAAACTTGATACCGGGAATTGCTTTAGGATATAACTGTTTAGAGACAGAGATAAGTTCCCTCAGCTCTTCGGTGCTTCTACGTACTAAAAGCATACGAGCATTTGGATTGTTTAAGTATCTTACAGGGTCAGCAACCATTGCATATGATTTACCACCACCTGCAGATCCTCCATACAAAACTTCCTGTTCTGTTGAAGCTAGAAAGTCTGTTTGTGGACCGGGGTTAGGTTCAAAGATTACTTCTCTTTGTACCTGCTCTACTTCAATATCCGGTGTGCTGATCGGAGTCGCTGGTTTCAACTCTACGTCTTGCACCAATTCTTTCTTTTTCGAGCTTCTCCGCCTTTTCTGCTGCCGCTTTGTACCTTTGGGCATAGAAATCTTGGACTGAAGCTGCGTTCTTACGTCTTTGCTCAAGTTTTACCCTTTTAAATAAACCCACATGAGAAATCATTCTACCAGAGGTTGTACTTAACCAAGCAGCTACTTCTCTATAACTATATCTTTTTAAATGTTTCTTAGCTTCTTCAAAAAGTTCTAGTTCTTCTGGTATTGGTAGTAGAATATCCTGATCTTCTGGGTCTTGTTTGTAACCAAAAGGTATTGTTCTACCTATTCTTACTACTGGAACCCATTCATATTCGTTATCTACCTTTTCAGGTTTAGGTAACTTCCAAGTTTTAGTCTTCATCTGCTTTCGGTGGCAGAATAAACAAGGGGCTTTCCGATTTTACTTCGACTTTTTCTG